TGCCATTTAGGTAAAAACTCTTCTATAAAAGCTTTACCTGCTTCTGTTTCGTAAGCTACAGATAACTCAGGCCATTTGTTAATCATTTCAGTTAATATCTCTTTAGATGTTGCAGGTTGTCTTAAACCACCAGTTGCTTCAAATCCTGGTAATTCTTGTATTAATGCAGTTCTATATATTCTTAATAACATATTTTTTTGTTGTTCTGGTAAACGACTTACTTCTAATTTTCTTTTGTAAGCTGTATATCTAAAGTAACCTACAGTATCATTTGCAGCTTTAGCAAATTCTTCAGTAGATAATGTTTCTCTTTCTCCAATGTTATATTGTTGAATTATTTCTTGATAGCTTCTTTCTTCATATATTGAATCAGGTAACAAGTAAAAAGATGACAATGGTAATTGTTCTAATACTTCTTTATTATCTCTTTGCCAATCTAATACTCTATTTGTATATGCTTTCTTTCCTGATTTACTAGCACTTTTAGCAGTAGTTAACCAACCATGTTCGTAACCATATTCTCTTACAAATGTTTCATACGCAGCTATATGGTCATTATTATGTTCTTGTACCATGTTTTGATATTCTTTAGCTAGTAACTGCGTACCCCACATTTTTCCATTTACATCTTTAGCATAATATCTAGGTGTAAATCCAGTAGGTGCTACAAATTGAGCTATAGCTCTAAATAAGAAAGTAGTTTTAGCTTTATCATTAGAATAACTAATCAAAGCAGAATCAATTATATCAGGAGTTAAATCTTCATCAGCTAGTTTATCAGCAGTTGTACCTTTCCATTCCATCTTTGCTAGGTATGGGTCAAGTGCTCCTTGTGCTAATAACCTTTGGTCTCCACCTTCCATTTTTAATAATTTATATATTTCAATAGAAGTACTAGCTCTCATAGATTCAACTTCACTTTGACTACCTACAGGGTTCCAATCTGATGCAGCCATAAACTTTTGAAATGACGGTGATGTAGGAATTATCGCATCCCAGAAACCTCTACCTGTTGGAGGTCCAAAGTCTCCAAAGAATATACTTCTAACTTCATCTCCTGCACTAGTTTGAGGTAAAACTTTATCCAAAGCAAATCCTGCTAATGGTGTAGGGCCAGGTACAAAACCTTGGCCTAATAAGTTAACTCCTGTTACATATGCTCTAGGTGACATTTCTATATTTGAATCTTCACCAAATATTAGATTACCCATGTAACCACCAAATGGATACACAAACATTGTTTCACCTGAACCATTAGGGTCTTCAGCAAAGAAACCATCTCCTGTAAATCCTAAGCCTGATGCACCTCTACCACCTTTAAGTCCTAACTGTACTCTTCTTAATATCTTAGGATTTCCTGCTAACAGTTTTGGCCATGTAGTAAGCATTTCAAACCATACTTCAGGGAATGGGAATATGTTTCTAGTCTTATGAGATATAGCATGTCGTTTAGTTATATCATATAGTAAATCTTGTGAGGCTTGTAATCCAAAAGCTTTACTCGCATCACTTATAGTTTGATAAGCTTCTGTACCATATTTTCCTCCTGTTTGTGATTGTAAGTTTTCTAATTGCTTTCTAACTTTTTTAGGTACACCCATTGCTACAGCTTCATCTATAAATTTTTGTTGTAAAGCAGCATTGTATTTATGAAAGTTATTAGTTATATAAGCCCAACGATATTGTTTAAATGTAGAACTTCTGTTTAAATAATTTAAAGGTTTTTCCATTAGAGCATCAAACAAATAATTTACAGCTTTATCGTATATTTCTTCACCTTTCCATGCACTACCTTCTGCAATTCTTTTAGGATTATCATAAAATAAATTACCTACATCCATTTTTTCTGGACCATAGAAATCAATCATATCGTTTAAAACTTTATCTATTTCTTTTTGTTCTGATTTACTAATAGCTCTTAATTTTCCATCAGATACTTCTTTTAAGAAAGGTATATTAGGTTTATTTCCTTTTATATGCTTTATTTCACCATTTGCAATAATGTCTCTTAATACTGAAAACCCTTCATCTGCTATACCATCACTATTGTGACTTAATTGTGCAACTACTAAGTCATTAGTAAAATTAGGATTGTCTATTGATTTAGGGTCAAATGGAAGATAATCTCTACCAGCTTTTAGATTATGGCCAGTTGCTTGTCTAATTCTATTTTCTACTGAATGTAAATAAGCTATAGCATATTCATCTTTTGTAGCAACATCTATAAAGTTGTCGCTTTTATCAGCTAGTTCTTGTCTAAATCTATTTCCTTTACCTTCAATAAACCATTTAATAACGTCTTCATCAACTCCTCTATTTTGAGCTAATTTTCTAGCTACAGGGTCATTTCTTAATTTAAACAATGTTTCTCTTAATCCTTTGTTATAAGTAGATTGTCCAAATGAAACTTGTTCATAGTTAGCTAAGTATTTATTTTTACTTACTCCACCAGCTAAAAGATTAATAGTCCATTGTTCGTGAGTTAATGCTCTATGTTCAGGACTTCTTATAATATTGTCCCAAGTAGATAAGTTTTTAAATGCTTCTGCTTGATGTTTATCTGAATGTGAAAATACCCATTTCATATATTGGAATGGATTATTCCAAACACTATCTAAACCAGCTGCATATACTCTAAACTGTTCTTCCATAAATATTCTTGTAAAGAATGCAGGCCTCATCAATACAATTGGTTTAAAGACTTTTCTTGTATAGAAATCTAGCAACTTAGTCATTGCATCATCCATTGTATTGTTTGTAGGTATCCAACCTGGATATTCTTTTTTAGCAAATTGTAATCCATCAGCTTTCCAGTTACTAAAAAAGTTTTTAAGATTTTGTTTAGCAGCACCTGTAACTTCCCAAGCACCTACATCATCAACATCAACATGATAAAACAATTTACTATTTACTCTATCTACCATATCTTGATTAATAAATGGCATAAAGTTTTCACTCATTTCTGCTAATACGTGTGCATGAGGTATAACAATTTCTATTTCTTCTCCATCAATAGTCATTTTAAATGTTTGCTCAGGAGTATTTCCACCTGGTGCATGAATGTTATTTGATACGCCATTAGTATCAACACCATTGCTTTTCCAATAAGCTCTTTCTTTTTTATTCCATTCAGCTGTTACTTTTTTAATATGAGCAGCAATAACTTCATGGCCTCTAGCTTGTGCATCATTTATTAAACCTGCAGCTTTTTTTTCTTCAAGAGCTCTTCTAATTCTGTTATAATCATTTTCCATTAAATCCATAGTAAATTGCACTTGTTTTTGATATCCACCTTCTAATGCTGTTTGAAATAATCTATAAGTTGTTTCAAATTCATCAGCAGTATATTGATTAACTTTCATATGATTAACTAATTGTCTAGCTGCAACTCTTGGATTGCTTAAGTTCATAGAAGTTCCAGGTAATTCAGCTACTAAAGCTTTCATTCTTGGAGATACACCGTCACTAAAATTAGCACTAAAGCCTAGATATTTTTTAAATGCTATTTTATTTGGATTTATTTCTGCTTTATATATTTCTTTTAATATTTCCCAACTATCTGCTTGGCCATCAACTAACCCTTCTACTTTTTTTGTAGCATTTTTTACAGCATTTTGTCTAGTAGCTCTATGTGTTAATAGTCTTAAAGTTTTTCTTGAAATTTGAAATGGAGTTTTAATATTCGCTCCTAACACACCTCCAAGACTTCTCATTGCAAAATTTTCATTTCCTGTTATTGCTCGTACAGCTTTGTTTGTTAAATATGAAAAACCTTTAGGTAACCCTGGTATTGATAGCAATTCATCAGATACAACTGCACCTTTACGTGATAATTTTTGCATAGAAAAACCATCTTGCATCATTGCTTTTAATGAATCTTTAATTACTCCTTCATCTGTTTGTCTTCCTACCCATTCCCAATAATCATCATTGTTAATCCAATTTCTTAATGTAGGGTCTGACATTAAATCAGCTGACCTAGAATTTGCAAAATGTTTAATTAATATTCTTGCTTCAGGAGTATCTATTAATTTATCAGCAGTTGAAGAAAATACACCTTGTAATCTTCCGTTAAACATTCCATGTTTTCTTTTTAAAGTTCTATCAGCTTTCATTACTTTTTGTAAAATTGGATTTATTCCATTGTATTTATCAGCTTTAGCCATATTGATAGCCCAGTTTGCTGCTTCAGCTTCATTTAATATAAAATCTTTTTCTTTCTTAGTTAATTTATCAAAAGCTTGTTTTCCTGCTTTAGTAGTTCTATCTCTAGCTGTATTAATTAATTCAGTTAATTCTTTGGCTTCCAATTTACTATCAAGCCATCTGATATCTCCTGATGCTTGTCTAACTTTTTTAGCTTGATTAACTACATTAACACTTCTAGAAGCACCTTTGATTTTATAAAGACTTAATAAACCACCTGTTGCATACTCTGCTGGTAAAGCAGATGCAAAATCTAACAAACCAGACATTACTTTGTATGGTGTAGCTCCAGGTGTAAATAACTGTCCAGTTTCATATCTTCCCCAAGAATAATCTGTTAGCTGAGCATCTTTCATTAACTCTCTTGCAGCATATTCAGTAACATTCATATCATTGTAATTAGTTCTTCTATCAGCAAAGATTTGAATTTTATTTGGATTTTCAATACTTAAATAATTTATCTCACCATTTCCATCTAGTTTTTTAATTGGAGTACCAATTTGTAAATAATATAATTGTTTAGCTTTCTCTTCATCTCCACCCATCTTTTGTAATAATTCATGGTACTTAGGGTCTTTATCATGGTGTACAGATTCAAAAAAGAATTTTTTACTTCTATCCATATTGACAGCTTCACCTCTGAATACTTTCTTAGCTGCTGCCCAAATATAATTTTCTCCTGCAAATTTAATTGCTTCTTGTAAGAAATCTAAATTCTGTTCAAATTCTCCATCTCCCATATCTCTACCTAAGTTGGGTACTTCAGATATATTTACTAAAGAAGCTATATTAGCTTGAGCTTGTTTAGGAGTGTATCCTTTTTCTAATAAATCATCATATCTTTTAAGGTCTTGATAATATCTCCATATACGACCTTGTGCTCTATAAGGAACACCTCCACCACCAAATTGCAATACATCAGAAGTTGGTAATGGATTCCATTTATTCCAAGTTTCTCTAATTGCATCTAGTGTTCCAATAAGCCATATAGCTGGTGACCAACCTCCTACTTCTTTAGGAGTTCTACCTCCAGGTGCATATCCACCAGTAAGAATATCAATAATGCTAAGGTGCATATCATCTGTTACTTTATCATCTCTATACTTTTCATTAATCTCTTGCCATTTTTCAGTTTCTTGTACAACCCAGTTAGCTTGAGCTTCATCTACTAACATTTGTACAGAAGGGTCATCAGGTTGAACATTCATCATAGCTAATGTTGTAACAATACTTTTTGATAAAATAGGATTCTTTTGTGTATGAGCAATTGCTAAATCTACTGCTATAGGATTTTCTTTAAAATAATTTTGTGCATCTATGAATCTTTGTTTGTCAATTGCAACGACTTTATGAAACTCAGATTCTCGTATTGGGTCAATCCACATTTATTGACTTCTGTTGTTTATTAAATCAGCTATTACAGGATGAGGATTAACTGAATACATTGCAGATAATAATATATCTACATCTTCAGCTATCTGCCTCTGTGGTCCCATTCCTTCTCCTACTGGAACTCCTGCTGTGATTGGTTCTCCTGGTATTTCTGTTGGTGCAAAAACATCTGGTGCTTGAGCAGATTGTTGTGGAATTCCCATATTAGCTCCACCTGAATCTCCCATAGGTGCAGCTTGTTGTAAATTTTGATATGCTTGACTTTCTCCATAAGGCATATCTTGTCCACGCATAATAGGCATTGTTCCGTCAGTTCTTTGACTTAATGCACCTGGACCACTAACTGCATTTTTATTATTAGGAGTAGGTCTTCTATAACCACCCCTTCTACTCTTGGCCATAAAATTCCTCCGTAATCATTATTATTATATTCGGTGCAGGTTTTAAAACTGTAAAATTAGGTAATGTAGGAAAGAAGTTATCACCGTAAGGTCCTTCTCCAAATTCTTTATCAATAATATCCCAAAATAAATTATCTAAATTTTCCACTATACACCACCTAATGCACCTGCAACAGATGGAGGTTGTCCAGGACCCATCATTTGTTGTTGTTGAGCCATTTGTTGTTGTATATACATTTCTTCTTCAGGACTCATTTGTGGTTCTTGTGGAGTATAAAATAATTTTAATATATCTGTCATTTCACCAGGATATTCATAAATGGCAATAACTGCCATTGTAGCAGCTGGGTCACCTTGAGCACTTCTAGCAAGTACAGATTCAAATAAAACATTCTCTGCTTTATTTTTTCTAATACGTTCTTGTACCTTAGCTATATTATCAAGGCCATCAATATTGTCTTGTAGTGTTTCTACGTCTATAACACCTGCTTGAAGCAATTGCAAACCAGTTACAATTTTTTGTGGTTCATCAAAACCAGCCATAACTCCATAAACTCTCCTAGTCCTGAAATCTCCACCAATATCTGCTATAGGAGCATAGTTCTCTGAGAAAGCAGTTCCAGCATAATAACCTTGTATTGGTTTTTTTCTTAACTCTTCAAATTGTGCAGATAATAAAGTATCTAGCTCTAATCTTTTTTCATCCATAGACTCTAAAGCATGCTTAATAATTTCTCTATATTCATTAATCATTAATGACATAGTTCCATTAAGTTCTTGTAGTCCAGCACCAGTAACAAAAGAGTTAGGTGATTGTGCATCATCAGTAACTGGGTAACCACCTACTAATCTTAATTGTCTTTCTAATCTATCTATTTGTTGAAACAACTGATAAGGAATATTATTTTGTGGTTTAGAAACTTGTGTACCAGGAGCAAGATAGTTAATTGCAAATCTACCTTTTCTATATTGGCCTGATTCTAATTCACCAGAAATATTTGTTTCTGTAAATACAGAATCTTCCATAGCAATAGCTGACATAATATTTATCTTGGCCATCATTGCCATCAATCCTATAACATGGTCATATTGACCTTTTAATTCATCAAAAGAAGTTCTCTTAGCAAATACAAAAGGTGGACTACTCAAATAGTTAGGTACAAAATCAAGTATCATCTTCTTTTCTGGGAATACTACATAAGTACCACCTATGTCATAGTATTCAATTATTCTTACACCTTGACCACTATTGTCTTCCCAGTTATTTTCTTTATCATTTTCATACTGAGTACCAACAGCATTTTTTCCAAAAGCTGCTTCTTGCTGTTCTTCTTCAGCAGGATTTAAAATCTCTTTAGCAAACTCAGGATACAACTGTGCAAGTTTATATCTAGGTATTCTTCTTAATACAGCTAACTCTCTAGGTTCTTGGTTAGGACCAAAGTTTCCAGGAAAAGTATCATAAGGGTCACGGAGTTCAGCAGTGGGATAAATATAACCATTTTTATCTACTCTTGTCGTTATTACCCACGCACAATAACCGTAACCTGGCAACCATCTAGCTGCCTGATTTAACTGTAAATTTAAATTTTGTTTTTCATCATAAGAAGTTACAATTCTCTCTAATTTCTCAGCTCTTCTTTTAGCTCTATCAGAAGTATTATGATTTAATATATCTATTCTAACTTGAGGTATTCCTGAAATTTTTTGTGCAAGTCTATCAATACCTGATTGAAGCATATTAGGTGCAGGTAACAAATCAATATCTGATGTTTCCATTTTATTTCCTAATAATGCTTTCATACCATCAGCACCACCATTAAGAATTGCTTTAATTCTAGCTTTCTGTGTTTGTCTATGTTTACTAGGTTTACCTGCAACTAACATTGTAGCGTTATCTACAATTTCTTGATAATTTTTAATGTCCGTATTTTCTATTCCCATGGTGCCTCATTATAGTCGGTAAATCCAAACTCTGTGTAACTTGCAGCATAATCTAATCCCATACTAGCTAACTGTTCTTTTTGCATTCTTCTAAATACTTTCATTGGAAACCATGCTGCCATAACTATATCTGTCTTTTCTTTGTTTCTAGAGGAAACAGGTTTGCCATCAAAATATAATAACTGTTGTCTGTAAGCATTAACTTTAGATGCACTAGCTGAATCTCCAACAGGTAAATGAATTTTATGATTTTCAAATAATCCAGCCATAGAACCTACACCATACATAGGGTCATGTTTATTTTTTCCAGTAACATGTCCTTGCATAGTTATACCTGCTCTTAAAACAAATTCTTTTATTTTATCATCTTGTCTAATAGCTGTTTGGAAACCATTCTCTTCAATTACCCAATGTTGTAAATCATATTTTTTATACCAATCAGACATAATTTGTAAAGCATGTTTCACTCCCCCACCTTGTCTATTCTCTATATCAATAAGAAACAGTTCGCCTTTATAGGAGTTTACACCCCATAGTACAGCAGCTTGATATCCAGAAGAAGCAGGGTCAAGTCCAGCAACTAAATGTAAGTTGCCTGGTACCTGCCCAATAACTAAATCATCACGCATACAACTATCAATCATATCCATAGTAAAGATTTGTGTACCTTCTACATAGGCCTGATTGTAATAAACCATTTCATAAATTTTTCTACCACCTGTCGTCTCTGCTGCTTGCATACGAGACATCAACCATTTAAAAGTTCTTTTGCCTGGCCATAACATACAATTAACATGCTCTTCTACAAAGTGGTCAGGAATAACACAAGCCATATCATGTGCTGTTTCAACTATTGAATCAAAACTTTCATTACCTAGTAAGTGATGATACAAGTCATCAGAGTGTTGTCTTGAACCTATGACCACTACAGCAGTATGTTCCTCTTTTCTTGAGGACAAAGTAGTAGTCCACCACTGTCTAGTGTTCTCTCTTGCACCAGGTTGCATTGTTGTTTGATGGTCTTCAATGTCGTCAGCAATAATTAAGTCACAGTCACGAGAAAGAATCTTTCCTCCTTTACCTACTGCAACCATTGTTGGAGATTTAATACCTGGTACTGTTCTAGTACCTATAGTGAACTGATTCTGTGACCAGTTTTTACCTGACCTATTATCAGGTTTAAAGTTTTTTCCAGGTGGACAGAAATCTTCTTGCAATCTTTCATTTTCATCAAGATGGTCTAATACAGATGACACTGCATTCTTAGCTATGTCTTCGTTTCCACCTACCCACATAATTCTTATGTTAGGATTTTTCATAATTTGGAATACAGCAAAGTGTATTAACAGTTCAGTCTTCCCATGTCGGGGTGGTGAGAGTATTAATAGCTCTTTACCGTGCTCAATTGAGTCTTCAATCTTTTCTATCCATTTAGTATGGAAGTCTGCAGTTTCATATTTCTCCCCCGTTTCTGTAGCAAAGTACTTATTGCGAAAGCGAGAAAAATTTTCTAATAATTCATCAACGGACTCATCTCTTTGCCAACCGTCTGCTTTAATTTCGTTACTTTTATCTATACGGTAGGCAGCGAGCATGCGAGAAACTGTAGCCTGGGTGGTGCCAAGCTGGTCTGCTACGTCTAAATTGGTTACTTCTCCACTAGCTAGAGACTCTGCCCAGTACATTCTGAAGTCTTCATAGTACTTACCCCTCCGTACTGAAGCGTAATCCCCGCTATCTGATTTAAATTCCTGATTAACTGGCTTAACAGGTACGTCATGGCCGTCCCGTTTCTTTTGAGCCCAGGTTCTTTTATTACATTGCTCTGAACAAAACTTTCTTTGTCTTCCTTTCAGCCACTTTCTACATCCTATGGCTTGGCAAACTTTACCACTCATTAATCTAATCCTCTGTAGATACTTGTATAGATTTTATTATATGTTATATTAAGAACAATTACAAACATTAAGAAGGAATTTAGTTACAGGTAAAGGTGCCATCGGGAGGCAGAAAGCTTAGGACTGGTGAGACAGTAACGTAGAAACGCAAACTAAGTACCCAAGGACTATACAGATAGCTTAATCAGAATAACCTTATATAATAGGCCCGCTCATGCTCGGAAACTCTTCTGTACAGAAATTACCATCAATTTTTTTACTAGATACATATAAAAACAGCTAACGCCAGATTAACATCTGTAGGTCTAACGACTTCTGCTAACGCTACTTAACAGTTTGTAAGCTAACGCTTACTCTTTACATACTTTCTATCTTAAGTTAGATGATTATGTTCCCTTATGGATACATATGTTCTATTAAATTTATAGTGAGGTAAAGGTTGAGAATGCTAACGCATTCTTTCTTTATTCTCTCTATATTAAGTTATAAAGGAGATTACATTGAGTAAAACTTATACTTGTGAATTAACTAACGAGGAACTTCCAGTTGGCACTAATGCTAAACTTATGAGTTCTAAGCCTATTGATTCCACATTACTATTAGAAATGCGTGCTAAGTTTGAGGACTTAGAGGACGCAGTTGATTATCTAAATGGTTTGGATGACAAGCGTGTGTTCAAGTTTGTTCCAGCTTCTGAGGACTATTCAGAGACTATCTTTGTTGAATTCTCAGTTTGGCTTAATGTTAGCCACAAAGCCCTTTTATCTAAGTATTCTAGATATTAAAGGCTAAGATACTTTGGGGGAGCCCCTTATCCCCCAGAGTATTTTTTTAGCTAACTTAGCTTTCGCACAAGAAAGGCGAGATGAATAGGGACCTAACGGTCCCATCACATTCTCTCTCTATTATGTTCTATGAAAGGAGTAATGCATTCAAATGAATGAATTAGATAGAATAAAAAATGATGTAAATAAATTAGCTACGAGTGTATTTCAACTCAAAATGCTAAATTTATATCCTAATGATGAATTAGAGACCTTAGAAAATAAAGGTCTTAAAGAAATATGTGATAGAAGTAAACATATGATAGATGATTATGTTTATACAATGCACAAAGAGACAGTTGAGGGCTTCTAATGTGTCCCAATTGTCAAACTAAAACCAAGCATTTATTACTTGACGGTATGTTATGTAATGAATGTTGGGATATAAGCTTTGAGCAACCACTTGACGAGAATGTTAATTGGAAGTTCAATACAAAATGGAAAGAAAGATAATATAATGGGGACCTAACGGTCCCCTTATATCTTTTCTCTATTTTGAGTATTGTATATTGTTCGAAAGGAGATGAAGTAATAATGACAAATAATTTAGAACAATTTAAAGGCGATTTAGGTACAATTAATACACTTAATTATACTGGATTGCTTACAACAATTACAGAAGACGGAATGCCTAGAGTAGGTAGTTCTGCTAAAACAGGTAACTCTTATGCTAATGGGATTAAGTTCGTATTAGACGGAGGTAACAAACAAGCAAATCTATTAGCAGTAGCTTATGGAGATAATTTGATAAAAAAGATAGTTCAAACTCTCTCTAATGCACCAGTTAGTAGTGTAACTAACAAACCTTTTATAAGAGTTGGCGTTACAGGTAAGTTGCAAAATAATAACTATGAGGATAAAGAGGGCGTTATGCACTATAAAACCGAAATGGTTATTACAGATATTTGGGAGGCACCAGTTAAAAATGAAACATTTGGATATGAAAATCCAGTAGTTGATAATAGTGCTAGTGAGGAACAAGAATAAGTTAAATAGAGGGGGAGTAAAATCCCCCTTTATTTTTAGTAAGAAGTTGTCACGCAGTAATTCAAATGCG